ACTCTGTCAGGGTTGACCAGCAGATATCTTTGTAAATTGTCAAAGTCCACAGTCTTTTCAAAAAATACCAACTTGGCATTTGGGTTTACAGATGGTGCCACAATGGCATCAAAAAAGTCAGGATCGTCGGCAATGCCATCACTGTCAATGTCTTGATAACTGACCAAGACCTGAAAATCATCTACATATCCATCACTTTGAACTGGTTGGCCAACAATGCTGAGACTGTAATCAGTGTAAAGAGGAAAACTGCTGTCAGGCTGACTGTTGACTTTGAGAACTTTGACAAAGTCGCTGATCACTGTGCCTGTGCGGCTGTCATAGATACGCTGTCCAGATTCAAAGAAAAATCTGGTCTGTAACACACTGCCAAAGTAGTAGACCAATGCTCGGCTGGTAACGGTATAAGTTTCGCCATCAGTGGTAAATTTTACCACCCAGCTGGCATCAAGGTTAGCACCCGACGTGTTGCCAGCATATTGTTGGCTCCAATCACCGTTGGCATCAATATTGGTAGAAGTAATCACATACCAGCTGTACGGCGTGCCAGTCACAGAACCAGTGCTGTCATACCCTAGGCCAAAATTTCTATACAGCTCAATTTGAGCAATCATTTCATTTTCAATGGTAGTAGAAAGATCAGTGACCAACAGTGGAATGACTTCTGTAGGGATAGCACCAGTGGGTATGAAGTTGTTAAACACCACTGGTCCAGATCCATTGGCAAGATTACCCTGACCTTGGTTGGTGCCGTCAACAAAAATTCCTGTAGGGCTGGCCCAGAGTTCAACTTTTTCATCAGGCAAGGTAGGTGTGCCTAATTTCAGTCTGTTGTTGGCATCAAAAAAGTATCCTGCTGGTGGCTCAAACTTGACCAAAGATCCAACTGCTATAAATTTGGCATTGCTGGTGGTCAGCGGACCTATCGGATACGGAGAGCCAGATGCGCCTTTGAAATAGCCAGTGGTTTCATTGATAAGAGTGGTACTTTGTTGCCATGATATCAACAGTCCACTGAGATTGGGCCGTGGAAAGTTGGCATTGTAAAACTGGGTGAAACCATAGTCAACCAACAATGGCTCTACTTGATTGATAATTGTGCTGGCAATTTCATTCACACTGGACCATGTGAACAAGAAAGTTGGTGATACATTTTCTTCCCATAGGGCGCCGTCACTGCCAAAGCTGTTGGTGGAACTGTATTTGCCAGTGTTGTCAACCAAGTCAAGATATCTACTGGTGCCAATGCTGGCACGATTCACAGCCTTGCTTTTGATAATGGAGTTGTACAGTGTGAACGGGAAGTTGTTGTAATCTTCACCGTTGACCATGCGGTTCTGTGTGTAATAACGAGCAGGAGCACGTTGTTTGATCTCAGCCAGAGTTTCTCGACTTTGAGCATTGCTCACAGGCTGCGTAATACCACAGGTAAAAGTGATTACTTCGCGATTGCCTGTTCTACTGACATAGGTGATGGGAATCACAACACTTTGCATTTCTTCAGGATTGATAATGTAAGTCAGACCATTGCTGGCTCTTACATAACATCTGAAAAATCCAACTGGCACTGAACTAAACACTCCATCGCCAAAAGTCAATGTAATTTGATCGTTGGAGCGACTGGTAATGCTGTACAATTTGCGTTGGTCTGGAGCCAGTTGTTCTACCGCTGCGGCATAGGTACTTTCCACGTATTCCCATTCAAATTGAACGTTGCCCACGGTGTCTAGCTGAAACAGCCAGTGATCTTGGTTGTTGACTCCTTCAACATTGACAGGCACTGTGCGGTTGACCACAGCTTCAGCCAAATTGAAATCAACGTTGGTCAACACACCTTGTTTGAACAAAAAGAAATAACCAGTGTTGGCGCTTTCAAAACCTTGTTGATCGTTGCGGAACAAAACATTGAACTTGCCCACAGGCAGCGGCGATGGTTCGTAGATATAAGATTGGCCAATGGTGCTAGCACTCACAGCTTCAAACGGCATGCTGATACCGTCCACTGTGCTGTTGTAAGAGATCACTGGCAAAAACCCAGGAATCAAATTGATGGTATATTCATCAGTTCTAACATCAAGAATTGTGGTTCGATTGGCTGGTTTTCCTATTTTTTGACTGTCTACCAACGCAGCATTGATAATTGCGGTAAATTGTTCTTGCCAGTTGAGATTGGTAGGATCATTCCAATTCACCGTGATGTTGCTGAGATTGATACCATTGAAATCTGCAATGTTTTCAGTGGTGGCCACACTGAATACCTTCAACAAACCTTCCGCAGCTTGATTTCTTTTGGGAGTATACGCTACCAAATCAGCCAGCTTGACCACAGAGTCACGGCGTTCAGCAGTGTCTAAGTAATTCTCTCTGGTATTGAGGTCATTTCTAAAACTCAGTGCCTGTCCCATGAACGCTATCACGTCCAGCAAAGCAATGAATTCAGAACTTTCAACATAGTCGTTGAAAGTTTCGGGATAGTATTGACGCAGATAGTCTACAAATACCTTGCGCAGAGTCTCAAAGTCATAGCTTTGAAAATCTGCTTCGCGGTATGTTTGATAGATTCTTTTCCAATCTTCTACCCCAAATACTACAGTTTGTCTAGTGGTGCGAGCCATAATTTTACTTTTTGTTATTTATGGCCGTGAAAAACGGCATGGTTAAACCGTTAGCAGAGTATTGTTTTGTTGATCAAAAAATAACTGTAAGGTTTCGCTGGTGGTACCAGTTACGTACTGAAGTTGAACTTCAATCAAAAGTCCATTGCTTTGAGGATACAACACAGCATCTGACAATGCTATGCGAGGGTCTTGAGCAATGACTCGTTGAATTTCGTTCAGTATGCCCTGCTCAGTAGTTGAATCCAATGACTCAAAAACATAGTCCCATAGCACTGTGCCATAACCAGGACGGCCAGGCAGTTGACCTTGTCTGATTTGTAAAGCATTCAGCAAGTCCCTTTTGATCAATTCATTGTCAATCAACGTGAATTTTTTGAACTGATTTTGAGTGTTAAATCCAATAAAGGTGGTCATGAACTATTTATTGCCAGGATCAAACTCAATCTTATCCGGCTTCAACAAAAGCTATCTGAGCTTGTTGTCTGGCTGCTTGAGCCTGTACCTGACCAATCAATGCTCTGGCAGCAGCAATACCAGTGGCATCAACTCTTATTGGAGCAAGAATACTATTGCTCACCGTACCAAAGTTGATGTTGGTACATCTTGGGTCGCCAATGATTCTGGTCACAGCTGCATCACAAGTGGCCCTGTTATAACAGTTTTGAAACGTAGGCACAGGTCTGGGCACACAATCAAGGCTGAAATTTAGACCGCTAGCATCTCCTCGACTGCCGCCACCAAAGAATGATGTGAAAACTTTGATTCCAGCTGAAACAGGCCCTAACACATCAAGAACTCCTGATATGCTGCTGAAACTGCCAAACAAACTGTTGCCAAGATTTTGTATTCCAAACAACGAACCAGCACTGTCTAATAAACCTGCTGCTTCCAATTTCAATTCTGAAAACAGATTTATCACATACTCGTTGCCCAGGGCATCTACTCTGGTTATGTCAAACAAGCCTGGTATCTGTGTGGCAAATGCGTCAGTGGCCAACGACCCAAAGCCGTCAAAAATTTGATTGGCGCCCACGGCAGAGCTGAGATTTCCAAGGCCAGAAAATCCTCCCAACGATGACAAAGCACTGCTAAGTTCTCCACCAATGGTTATGCCTACATTTTGAATTCCGCCTAGCACCTGATTGACCACTTGTCCAGGCACTGAAGCCAATTCTGACAATGACTGTTGAAGTGCTCCTCCAAGACCAAACTGTTGACTCAGTGTTTGGCCATAGGATCCAAAACTGGTTCTAAGAGCTTGTCCAATGGCCCCCGGGCCATTGTAAACTGTTTCAAACAACGACAATGCCGATGTGGCTTGGGCCAGACCCGCACCACTGATACCCAGGGCTGACCCTGCCAACATCACAGCACTGGACAGACTACCTTGCCCAGCCAGCGTGGCCACTTGACTGATTGAAGTAGCAAATTCACCAGCTCGAGCCACAGCATTGAGCGTGGCCTGAGTTTCTGGAGACAGTTGTCCTTGCAACCAATCAGCTGCTGTCTCAACATTAAAAGTTGCTGCTGTGTTAAGCACAGCTCCTAAATCTTTGGGCAAAATATCAATGGGCAACAATCCTTGAGCAGTTAAAGAATTGAACGCTTGATTGTAAACCAGTTGCTGAGCTGTTTGTTGTGAGGCTGCACTAGCGCCAAAAACAGCAAGACTCACCATGTTGTCTTTGCCTGTCCATACTGCTGGATTGGCCACAATGTCAGCCAAAGCCACACCAGTGGCCAGTAAATTGCTGGTGCCTGGCTTGATAAATCCTGCCTGCTCCAGTTGAGGCAAGGTCAATCCATACTGTCCTATACCTTTGTCGTTGCTGACATCTGTGAGACTTTGATTAACTTGCTTGACTTTTTGTGCCAACAATCCGCGCACCTGTTCGCCGTCCAGTGTGCCCACAGGTTCGCCACTTTTTTGTAAATTGATATCACTGATACCTATTGTGTTAGGAGGCAACGAAGCTGGCAATTCTTCAGCAGCTTTGATTCTGGTGCTTTCTAGTTGTACTCCAACCAAGTTCAGCCCATTGGCCACTTGATACTTTAAGTCCAACACAGTGCCCACCGGTTGGCCTACCAAGGTACCCGACAACAGTTGTGCTTCCAAAACGGCCGTGGCCTGTGCTTCAGTGGACCCTGACGGACCATTGAGTTGGTATGTTTGACCGTTGCGAACAATAGTAAAAATTGCCATTGGTAGTAGATGTGTTAGGTTACTTTGATAGCCCAGTTGGGCGGTATGGGTTGGCAATCTGGAGGAACGGACGGATTTCCAGGTTCGCAAGACACAGGAGTTTTACATGCCT